GCAGGCGCCGGTTGTTTCGGAGCCCAAGTTCCGTCCGCAGCTCCTTCATGGATCGCTTGCGGATCGTGGCCGCGGTGCGCTTCAGCGCGCGCGACGCCGCCTTGCCGACCATGCTCTCGGTCGCGCCAAGCTCGCGCGCGATCGCGGCGATCCCGTCCGCGTCGATGTCGATCGAGAGGCCGCCGGAAAGCATCACACGCCCCCCGGCTGAAGGGCCAGGCGCAGCGTCGCCATGCCGGCCCCGTCGGCCTGCGGAGCGGACAGCACGTCATAGACGACGCCGTCGATCGTGGCGACGTCGCCGCGCGTGACGCCTTGCAGCTCGGCAGCGGCGGCGGTGATCCGGGGCTCGCTTGTTTCAAGGACATATTCGCCGAGCTGCGCGTCGAGGAACGGGTCGTCGAAGATCCCGACCAGCGTCAGCACGCCCCCGCCCTGCAGGGAAACGACAACATGCGCGCCGAACTCATCGGCGCGCAGGAAGTCGTTCAGGTTTTCCCATGCCGGCGCGGGCATTGATCATTCCTCGGTGGAGCCGGCGGCCTCGGCTTTGGCATCGGCTTCGGCCTTGGCGGCGGCCTTCACCTGCGCCGCGGTCAAGGGCTTGCCATTGGCCGCGGCCTTGGCCGGATCGAAGATTTCGGCCCGCTCGCGCCGCAGAAGCTGGCGCGCCAGGGCGTCGTCGACGGTGACCACGGCGCCAACAGGCGCGACCTTGCCGCCGAGTCCGGTCGCGGCCGTGATCGTCAGTTTTACCGGGGGGTTCTTGTTCATGTCGGCCTTCTGTCTTTCGCTGGGTCAATGAAGCTTGAGGGACCGCGCTTGGCGGCCCCTCAAAGGATCAGGAGGCGTCGACGCCGTAGCAGAAGCTCTCGACCCGGCGGAACACAAAGTCGGCGTCCTGGAACAGAACGATCCGCTTTGCGCCGCTCTTGCTGTGGGTCGAGGTGTCGATCGTCATGTCGAGCCCGCCCCACATGCCGATCAGCGCGTCGGCGTAATTGCCGAAGAACACGTCGCCGGTCGCGATCTGGTTGGTGACCTCGCCGCGGTAGCCGTTGACGGTGTTCGCGGGTTCCCAGACCGGCGAGCCGGTGGTCCCCGCGAATTTCTCGGTGGTTTTCAGGTGGCCGCGCATGCGCGCATTCACGACATAGGCCATCGAGTTGACGTCGGCGTTGTCCGCCGAAATCTCGGTCTCCATCTGCACCATCTCGGCATAGGTCGGGAGGGCGACACCTCCGCCGGAAAGTGTGCCACCGAAGTCGACCGCGTTGATGCCGACCATGTTCTTGAGCCCGCGCGGCTGGTTCGCCGACCCGGATCCGTAGAAGAACGCCTTGTCGATCGCCAGCGCGAGGGCCGTCGCAAGATCGCTGCGCACCAGCGCCTCGACGTCGAGCGAGGATTGCTGCATCAGCTTGCGGCTGAGCTCGGAATAGGCGGCCACCGTCTTCGGGCTCATGCTGATCTGGTCGAGCTCAACGTCGCCCTCGATCGCGTCGTCGCCCTCGCCGATCCAGTAGCCGGTCGCGCCGCCGACCTGGCGCGGGATGTCGAGATTTCCGACCAGGCCGCCCATGGGGCGTCCCAGCTGCATCGCCACGGTGCGATTGCGCAGCATGTCGACGAAGCTTTGCGACATGAGCTCGGTCGCGACCGAAAACCCGCCGGTGTCGCCTGAGGCGGCGCCGCTGGTGGAGGTGTTCAGCGCGCGGCGCATCACGTCGGGCGGAATGAACAGGCCCACCGGCTGGCGGTTGGACCGCTGCGCCGCGGCCTGCGACGCCTCGATCTCGAACGCGGCGTCCTCCTGGGCGCGCCGGTCATGCGGATTGACCAGGGCGCGGATCACGTTCAGGAACGAATAGTTGCGGACCTCGTCGGGGCTGAGGCCGATGTTCTCGTCGCCGCCGGCCGCCAGCGGGCGGTTTCCGCGCTGCGCCGAGACGTGGTCGAGCAACGCGCGCTGGAACTCGTCGGGGGACTTCTGTTCCTGCACGAACTTCGCGGCCAGATCGACGGCGCCATACTGGCGGCCGAGATCCATGATCGCGGTCACGCGGCCCTGCTCGCGGCCTTCGCCGGCGCGCGTCGCGGCCTCGATGTCGGCGCCTGCACGTTCGAGGACCTCGATCACCTTGATGATCTCGTCGTTCTCGTCGACTTCGGCCCGAACAAGGTCGCCATTGGCGGCGCGCAGGATCTTGGTTTTCATGTCGTGGTCCTCGGATTGAGCGCGCGCGGCGCCGCTGGGGGTCAGTTCTTCAGGTGCCCCACCATCGCCGGGGGCGGCGGCGGTATCCTCTGGCGGATTTCCCGCCCCCGCTGCGGCGCGGCCGACGCCGACCGAAGCGTCCGCCGGGACGCTGACGATCGAGATCTCGTAAGGCGTCCATGCGGTCACGCGCACAAGGTCGGCCAGCCCCTTTCGCGGCGTGATCTCGATCTTGTCGATCGCGTAGCCGACCGAGATATTCGTGCGGATCCCGTCGATGACGTCCTGCATCATTTCGTCAGCGCGTGCCGACTTGCCGAAGCGCACCAGGGCGCGCCCTACCTTGTCGCCATCGACGCGGGCCGAGACGATCACGCCAACCTGATCGCGGTGGTCGTGGTTCATCAGCAGCGGCGCGCCGCTTTCCATCCGCTCGACATTCATAGCGCCGGGGGCATGGTCGAGGACTTCGTCGCCGAACCACCGCTCGACCGGGGTCTCGCTGGAAAAGGAGATCTCGACCGTGCGCTTCTCGACGTCGATCTCGCGGATCTCGCCGCGGCGCAGAAGCGGCTCGGACGCGCGCCGTGCGTTGATCGCCTCGGCGGTGACCGGGGCCGCGCGCGTCATGGCCGCGCCGACGATCTCGCGCGTGCGGTCGGGATCGCCGTCGGCGGCGGGGCGCCGGTCAGCCTCGCGGTCCCGCCCGGCTTTCTTCATGCGGTCGGCGCGGTCGGCGTCAGTCTTCGGCGTCGTCTGATCCTGGCGCATTGTCGCCTCCCTGTGCTGGCCCGGTCGCGACGGTCGTCGCGAAGGCAATGTCGATGAAACGGTCGGGGATCCCCGCGGCCTGCATCGCTTTGATGTCGCGCCCGTATTCCTTCCAGACGCTGTCGGGGTCTTTGCCGCTGTCGCGGATGATCTGGCCGGGCGGCATGAGCAGGTTGTTCTTCGCGGCAACGGCCGCGGCGACCTCGGCCTTCGGGTCGATCCACGCCCACCGGCGCGGCTGCCACGAAATGCGCGAGAACTTCTCAAGCGACCGGGCGGGCAGGACGGCGCCCTTCGCCGTGACGATCTTGCCGGCCAGCAGGGCCCGGCGCAGCCAGCGGCTGAACACCTGCTCATGCAGCGCCTCGATCAGCCATTCCTGCAGGTCCTTCCAGTGCTCGCGCTCATCGAGCGCGCCCTGCCGGATGGAGCTGAAATTTACGCCCTCAAGGTCGCTCGCGAGGCCGTTATAGGCGACGCCCAGACCCGACGAGATGCCGCGCAGCATGGCCTTGCTGAACACCGCGAATTCGCCCGCGGGATATTGCGGGTCGGAGGCCTTGAACCGAAGCCCGGGGGTCAGCTCGGTATAGGTGCCGGCCTCGGCCTCGATCGTCAGCGGTTCACGATCGGCGGGGTCGAGGTTCGGATCATCGGGGGGGGCCATGCCCTCATCCCATTCGAAGAACCCTGATTTCGAGGCGCTGGCGCGGGCGTTGACGAGGGCCGCGTCCTCGAACCCGCGCAACATCCGCATGCGCCAAAGGGCCGTCGCCATCCACGGGATTCCGCGCTTCTGGCCGATCATCTCGGGCAGGAACCCATGCAGGATCTCATCCGCGGGGACACGGGTGAAGCTGCGCCCTCCGAACCGATAGTCGCCGTCGCGCGCGTCGAGCGCGCTGAACAGATAGGCGACCGGGCGGCCCCAGGTGTTGAACTCGATCCCGTGGCGCACGAAGGACCCGTCGCGGCGCCGGTCCTCGTCGTAATCCACGGGGCAGCGCTGCGGGTCGATCACTTGGACTGAGAATCCCCACGGGCCCGCGTTGGCGCCGGTGATGATCCGCGCCATGAACTCGCCGTCGCGCGCGGCGGTGATGCACAGCAGGCCCTGCATCGTGCGCCAGGACATCTCGCCGGTGACGTCGGCGTTCTCAGCGCGCGACCAGCTCGCCCACGCGGCCTCGATCGCATCGTTCGCTGCCGCGTCGAGCGTCCCGTCGCCGTCCTGCGCCTGCGCCTGCAGCTGCACGCCGCGCGGGCCGACGACGTTCTGGCGCACCATGCGCAGGAACGCCTTGCCGTGATCGTTGTTCGCCGCCTGCTCGCGCGACCTGGCGACAAGCACCCGCTGGTTGCGGCGCACGATGTCGTCGGCGGTCAGCGGGGTTGA